TAAAAGGAATCCAGGATTAGCTCCACTTATTGTGACTGATTCAGCAGCAAAAGTGTTTATACCAGTCCAAGTATTATTAGAAGCTAGTAAACCAACACCAGATAATCTAGCAGCAGGAACAGTTCCAGTTGTTAGATTACTAGCATTAAGCTGTGTTATTGAAGTTCCAGGTGCAAATACTACGCCAGTTCCATTAGAAAGTAAAACGGTTCCAGCGGCTCCTAATGATAATGATGCTCCAGTTCCGCCTCTAGCTAATGCAATAATACCAGATGTAATGTCATTGGCTGAGAAGTTAACACCAGTGATTGTTCCACCAGTAATATTAACAGCATTGCTATTTTGAGTAGCCATGCTGCCAAGACCAAGACTGGTAATAATTTCTGCCGGTGTAGTTCCACCAGTTCCACCACCAGCTAATCCTATTACTTTAGGAACCCATGCTCCTGCTAACCATTCCTCAAAGATATTAATGGAACGGTTAAACCGCATAGCATGTTCAGGTAAATTCGTTGGAGCACCATAATTAATAGTGCCAGCATCAACGAACTTATCATTCATCTCTGTTACAAATTCTAAGTAATCAGAGACGGCGGTAGGTAGATTCCAATTAGCCATTTAATCCTACAGTGATGGAGCAGGAAAAGGAGTAGGTGGTGGTTCAAATACCTCTAATGGCGGTAATATATTTCTATACTCAGCAATTTCATATACTCCCTTTACCCTTAATGTATCTCCAGCAGCACCAAGTAATCCTACTAAGAATCTAGATTTAGCAGAATCAGTATGAGCTATGTTACCCTCTCTTAATACATTATCTCCATTACTTAATACTACTGAACCTATCATAGCTCCAGGTCCAACCTCTGCTGCGGCTGGTAATGGATAATCAAACTCTAATCCAGTTCCAAGAGATGGTATACCAGTTAAATCAAAGTTAGCCCAGAAGGTACAGGTATTTCCTACTAATGTAAATCTACCCGTTGGTGGATTCTGAAATGCTATTGGTCCAGAACTGTTCTTTATTACTGGAGTAAAGTTATCCCAATGTCCTAGACCGATATCACGGTCATATTCTTTAAGAAGTCCATGGGCTAAGAATGATATTGCGTGCATATATCGTTGTGCATATATATCATTGTTAGTATATAATCCGAAAACACTTGTATGTGCAGATAAGTAATAACTACTTTGTTGATTCCCACCATCAGCAGAATTGGCTGGATAATAGTATCCACCACCTGCTCCATACATAGTAGAATTATGCCATATTCCAGCAGCAACATAAAGACCAGTATTAATATATAATCCATAGCTACTATGACCTGCTATATACCAACTACCTTGAGAACCAGCACCAACTTGACCTGGGTAAATATATCCACCAGATTGAATAATACTACCAGTAGCAGAAAGATAATTTCCAGCACTTACATTTATTCCAGCAGTAAAATTAGTAGCTCCTACTGTTAAATCAACTAAGTTATTTGAATTTCCAGTAGAAACAAAATTCTTTGCTTTTATACCTGCCCAATCAGCATTATTAGCAGTTACTACTTCTAGAACAGCACCAGTATACCTTAATGCAGGAAATGCAACAGTAGTTCCACCAAACTTTATTAATGGACCAGAACCACTCAGTTCAAGATTAACTATCTTATCATTTCCACCCGATTCATGTGTAGCATGATGAGCTTGAACACCAGAAGGTGGAACATTAATAAGCTGACTATAATCAATAGGTAATTTAACCCACGGTCCTGCACCTACCTGACCGGCAGAGGTATCATATTCCCAAATATAACCGGCTTCGTTATACCTAATAAACATTAAACAACTCCTCTGGCTTTCCAATTAACAGGGCTATCTACCCTATTACCAGAAGAATCGAATACAAGAACAAAGAAGCTATCTTTAGTAACATTATCTGTTACTGCATATAGCGGTTGTAATGAGATTGCTGGAGTAGCTGTAACAGAGTTCATACCAGTAAATGTCTTGTTATAGAATATCTCTGTTCCACCAGCATCAGCAGCAAAACACTCATCATTACCAGAGTCAATCGTTAGTGTTACGTTAAGGATAACCTCAAGATTAGAAATGAAAGCTACTGATAAATCTTCAGCGTTGGTAAATGTCCAGAGAACCTTGATATATCTGAAGCTAAGACCAAGAACGCTAATACCGTAAACAGGTTCAGACCAAGTAATGCCATCTTCAGAATACCAAATGGTTGTATTGATATCAGTGTTACCAACTAACTGTAACTTATTGTAGTCAACAACTACTGTGAGGTTCTTATAGATTGTGCCAAAGTCGAATACTTCTTCGTAAGTTCCATCTCCAATATAAGACGGTTGATAGTAGAAAGGATAACCAGAATCATGCTGATGTTTAGGACTATCAAAATTGAAGAATTCATAATGCTCTGTCCACGTCTTAATATGAACCGGACCAATGATACCTACAACACCATTAACTCTAGTCTTAGCTGTTCTAACATAATCACCAGTATAGTCAGCTTCTAATGAATCAACAAACTCAAATTCTGATGGGTCATGTAAATCAGCAGTTCTTATTGGAGAACGGGCACTAACATTACCTACAATATCAACAGCTTCTACTGAGTAACTATAAGTGCCGCCAGATTGTTCTTGGATTAACTTAAAGGTTCCATAGATAGCACCAATAGGTGCATTGTTCTTATATACGATATAGTGGTCAATTCTCCAAGCTGAAGGAGGGACTGTCCATCTTAACAGAACTGTTGATACAACTACTTCTAATCCTAAATTCGGTGGTGGGATTAAAGGAATTACTAAGATTGCTATTGCTGGGTCGCCTAATTCACCAGCACTATTCATAGCTCTTAATAAGAATGTATAGGTTCCATATACAAAACTAAGGTGCATTGGGTCTAAATTGACTACGTTAGAACCAGTAGTAATAACTGGTCTAGCAGTATCCCAATTTGTTCCCAGCTTAATTACATATCTAAATGCTCCAGGTAAGTCATCCCACTGTAAACGTAAGTTATCAGGATAGGCAATACCTACAAAGTTTTCTGGTATTCCTGGTTTACTTCCTGCTCCAGCTTGTTCTAAATCACTTGGAGAAATAGTAGGGAATACTTCCTCGTTAATCTTATAGAGGTCATCAATGAGAAGCTGTAAAGCCCGAAATAACGTCGGGTTCTGCTTATCATCAATTCTAATAAGATTGCGAACAGCATTCTCATTAGACACGAGGAGTTTCCGCCCAAAGAGATTTAGCGTCTACTGATAAGTCAAAGATAGTAAACTTATCACCAGCGTTAATGTTGGACATTAATTTCACAGACATCTTAGTATCAGTGAAATTGATAGGCTTCTGGTAGTAGAGATTAGGAGTTAGAGTTAATACAAACTTAGGTGGAGTAGCAATCTTAACTCTATTAGTTCCATAGAGATAGACGTTTAAGTCTCCTACTCCCTGACCTCTAAACTCTAAGAAGCCATAATGATTTACGAATTTCCCCTTCGTAGCAATAAGATGCAGCTGAATATAAGAAGTAATACGAGTGTTATCATCTAAGTCTACACGCTTATCTGATTCGTATATATTACCTTCAAAGCCGGCTTGCTTTAGAACAGTATCTTTGAAAGCATTAGAATCAAGAACAATAGTAGATACAAGCCAGGGAAAAGCCCATAAAGACCATCTAACAAGAGAACCTACTAACTGCCCATAACGATTAAATGCGTTGGCATAATCACCAACCACAATATGAGAACACTCAACAGAATTATCAAGTGGAATACAAGCATATAAAACTTGGCTTTCAGGGTCATCTACTACCTGGACTTTGTTAAAGTGTAGTTTGTTAATCCTCTTCCAGATATCACTTATATTAGTAGTAAAATCAGGGTTCTGGAATCCGCCACCTTCATATACATAGATACCAGATTTGTCACCCTGAAAGAATCTCTTAGTAGATGTTCCTCTAGAATCAAGAATCTTAGAAACAGAAAATACTTCTGCTCCTATTGCTTTATCAAGAGGGTCACAACGCCAAGTATCAGGGTCGAAACCAGAATCAACAGTAACATACGTTCTGTCTTGCGTTTGTATGAATAGTGAGGTTTCATGGTCTACTACGTTAGTAATAGAACTTATAGAATCAGATGGGTCTAAATATAGTAAGCCACCAGTCTGGTCAAATGTTTCTACAAAGATTGCTCTAGAGAAGAATACATAATGTTCAAACCCTGGGATTCCCCAGACACACATCCTATTATTATAGACTGTTAATCCCAGTCCGCAAGCAACAGTAGAACGGCTATCAAACAGGTAATCGGCAGAGTCAATAAGGTCATCGTCAAAGAAGTCAATGTCTAACTTCTCCGTATCAGTGTTATTAGGAATCCTTCCATTAGGACAGAAGAAAAACTCATAACCAAATTGATTACCAGTATACATTCCTTCTGGTATAGCTTTGGTAATAAGTAATCTTCTAGCTACTGTTCCAGCCGGACCAATTCCAATGTCCCTTACATCAAGTTTAAATAAGCCAGGTGAATCTACTTGACCAAAAACTTCAGGGCCAGGAGCAGTAATAAAACCTGTTGAGGTTTCATAAGCTACTGCTATTAGATACTTACCAAAAGCTAAATTACCAGAATTGGTAGAGATAGTTGGTAAAAGAGTAAAACCAGTTGGAGGTGTTCCACCAGCAGGTCTTATTGTTCCAGGTCCAGCACCTTCGTAGACTTGTATAAAAGTGCCCGGAATACCAGATACCCTATTGTGAAAAGTAATATAAGCCCGATTAAGAAAATTGACAGCGCTAAAATCCAAATATTCAACGTTGGTAATAATAGGTGAGTCATATAGAGAATCCCACAAATTGCCAGAAGTATCAAGAATAAGGTAGCGAGAAGTTTCATTTAACCTCTTATACACAAAGAATCGGCGTATGTTGGCTTTATCAAAAATCCTAGAGAAGCCATCTCTAGTCCTTACTTCAATCTGTTCAAATTGAGTATTAAGACTATCAATAAAGTAGCCGGGCGGAACTGCATCATCAATGCCATTCGCATATAACCCTTTGAAGGATGCGATGGGTATTTGATTATGGTCCCTTAAACTCGGTGCTTTTGAAGGCATCAAATTCCCCGGCTACTTTATTCCCGCTATTGCAAAACTACTTCGGTTCCGCTGTCTCTGGCAATGAATTGTCAGGGACTAAAATCAGCCCATAACAAGCAAGCCACTTGACAATGAACCTTCTACCCGGAACAATCGGGAGAGAGTTATCTGGCTTCGGCTGGTCACCAGGTAATTCATTACTTGGAACCGTTGGGTCAAACGGAAACACTGGCAGGGTAGTAATATGTCCACCACCCGGCAATCCCTGTGAGGGATAGTTTGGCCCACCAGGTAAACCTTGAGATGGATAATTCGGTCCACCAGGTAATCCCTGAGAAGGATAACCACCACCCGGTAAAGAGTTATCCACATCTGGCCCACCTGGACCGCTAAGGAACGTAATCAAAGCAAGTCGTGACATTCTTTTTCTCCTTCTTACTTACAACTACATCATCTTATCAAAGATAAGATAGAATGTAATTGTATCTCCGCTTAATCCCGCTGGAACTGCACCTGCACCTACTTCTGCTCCAGCAAGAGTTAAAATCTTGAGCTTCTTTGTAGTCGGATTATACTGACCATAATAGGCCAATCCAACCACATTAACCCAGAATGGCTGTGAACCAATACCAGGTAAAGGAATACCTAATCCTGCTCCATCTACCATATTGGCAACAAAATCTAAAGCATTGCCACCAGTAGTATAAGTATCAGCAGCAGGAGCAACAGCCAATGTGCCGATACAATGGATTTTCTTACCGTCGTCCCATACCTTCTTAGAAGTCGGTGTCAGTTTAGCTTCAGCCATTTCAATTACCTCGTAAAGTTTACAAATCTGTTCAAACGGAAAGGTCTACGGCGAACCGGCCTACCATGACTCTGCTTCACTTCTTTCTTTAACAACTTATTTAACTTTTGGATAGCTTGACTTTCAAGGTCTATTGCCTTAGTTCTGTTTTGTCCAATATGTTCAGAAGCTAAAGCAGCAGTATGGTAAGCGAGATAGTTCAACGCGTGAGTTAATTCAACAGGACTATTATCTCCAATAATCTCTAGAATAAGCCGAGTGTATCTAATCCTCAACTGCTTATTCGTAGTAGAGCCAATGAAGTTAATAGCCTGCTCTCTCCAAGTCCAAACACTTAATTCATTACCAGGAAGAACATTAGGTAGATATTCTCTCTGGTGACAATACCTATAAAAACTGTCATCCTCTCCACTGTTCTTCTCAAAGACTTCGACAGGAACAATGAAATCATTAGGAAGTGGAGGAGATTTGAAACCAACAGGTAAAGCAATATCAGCAGAAACTTCTTTCTGAACTGTTGCTCCATTGTCAACTAATTCATCAGATAAATCATCGTTAGCTATCCTAAGATATGGCAGCAATACCTCATTAGTATAGAGGTCTTGTGCAATATCATTAAGAACAGCACGAGAACGATTCATTATATCTGATGCTAGTGTCGGCATTGTTATACCTTAGCTGGAATCTGCTTAGCTGGCTCTGGTAAAATACCGAATGCTGCTGCCTTTGCTCTATCCAAGATTGCATTACAATGTAAGCAGATAACTGCTCTTGCATCAATCTTAGAGAAGCAAGCTGGGCAATCAATTAATCCAGCATTCTGATTGTATTCTACTAACCACTCAGCTTTATGTCCAAGATACTGAGCAGCATATCTTTGATGGCCGGAGATTAAACCAAGTTTGTGATACTGGTTCCAATCATCATCGGCTTTCTTACAGAGATTTTCAAACCAACGAGTCTGTCTCTGTTTCAATAACTCTAATGCTTCTTTATGATGAGCAAGAACTTCTGTCTTAGTAATCTTGCCATCAAACCACATCATACCTGGGCCGGCATTATCATCTGCCTCAATGACAGTATTGATAAAGTCATCAACAATAGACTTGGCAATATGATGAGCCGCAACATGGATAACAATATTATGGTCTGTTGCAGGTAGCCTTTGAATATATGACGACTCTTCAATATGAACAAGAATAAAGTCATCTTTGGGTGCCGCTGGAATTTTGAAATAACCTCTGTTGATAGGCTTAATTTCAATGGTTTCAAACGGGCAGATGGATAGAATTGTCGCTGTTGGCATTGGTTTACCTTAGTGAAATGACTTTGGACTTGTTACTTCCGGTTAGTAACGTGGATGACTCAAAAGAAGGTAATGGTTTCGTTGATTCAGGTGCATCCAACAAACCATATACCTTATCACTTTCTTCCTGTTGTTTCTTCTCTTCTTGCAATCTGTGTTCTTCCTCAGTTAAGAATCGCTTCTCAGCTTTCTCGACTCTATTAACTAAGAACTCAATAGCTTTCCAGTTCAATGGCAACTGGTTATCATCTTTGTCTAAAAACGGAAAGAGAGGTTCATAAGTGAACTTATCGTGAAAGATATCTTTTCTATCAATATTAGGCTCAACTCTTTCAAGGAGCCAACAGTCTTTCATATACCAATACTTCTTAATCTCTACTAATCCTTGTTTAGCGCCTAACCAAATTCCTGTTTCCTGAGTTAAGATATCATAAGAACCGTATCTCTTCTCAGTCTGAAACTCTGAACGGACAATCCTATACTTCTGTTGTCCTGAAAGCTGTTCCTTACCAAACAACCTTAATAACCTAGCGTTGATTATAGATTCTAATGAGTCCATATAAAGAAGTGGGAGATAGCTTTTACACTATCCCCCACTCTCCCTCTATAGTTACCAGCTCCCCAGCACGAATTAACTACAGAGATACCTATTAATAACCTGTTGGAACTAACAGATTATCAATATATGCCTGAGCAGGCGGGCAATCACAGAACAGATTCCACGAAGCCACAATATAGAATATCTGGCTTGTGGCAACTCCACCGCTTGCACCACGCATCTCGAAAATCTTTCGACCTTCGACTGTGTAGTAATCAATCGGATGAAGTTCTGCACGACCCCAATGGTCGTTAGTGAGGAAGTCAATCCTTGTCTTATTCCAGACAAAGTTTGGCTTGATTGGTGCTCCTGCTAATCTCATGTTCTCTGAGAAGAACAGGTTTAACCCCTGCTCACTTGCTTCCTTATTGATAACGGAAACAAGCTGACCTAAAGCTTCATAGGCTTGCACCTGACAGGGGTGCATCCATGCAGTTAAAGGAGTCTTGTTATCCATTCCCAAACGGTCGCCAATCGCATTAATTGCACGACGGGCAAACGCAGGAGATAAAGCAGCAGAGGCAGCATTAACACGATTCGCCTGAACTTCTGGCGTTGTTGCTCGTGGTAATCCTAACCAGGCACCAACTGTGCTATTCTGAACGTGATATGGAACACCGAAAAGACCAACAGGTGTAGCACCTGATAATCCTTCGGGAACAATCACATCCGTTGGGGCAATAGCAGCAATCGTAGCATCCAACTGGACTCGCTTATTAACTAAATCATAAGCAATAATCTTAGCTGGAGTAGCACTACGCGGCGCTGCTAATGCGCTATCGTATACCAACACTCGCTGACCCTTTCGGAGCAGCTTTACACCATAACCATCAGTGGTGCAGGTTAAAGTGTCATTGGTAAGTGCAGTAGTAGACAACGAAGTAATGGTAGCAAGAACGCCATTACCAGCAGTCATGCACTGAGCTTCAGTCTGACGACGGAACTCTGGCATTGCTTTAGCCATAAGTTCCTTGAAGAGATTGATAACAGACTTACGGCTGTCATCAGTTCCCCACTGAGACTTAGTGTTCCACTGGATAGCGTGCTTGAAGTTTACGGTGTTGATAACGGCCTTGTCGTATGTCTGACCGTCGCCAATACCTAAATCTCCACCATCCGGGTTATAGTATCCAAAGTAGCCACCAGGACCGATAGCTAATGGAATACGCATATCCCGTTCTGAGATTACTTCAGTGTCCTTCTTCTCCACTGAGGAAAAGAATTTCGCTGACTCTAACTCGTAAAGCATGGAGAGCTTCTTACGAACTTTCTCCATCTCTACGGATAATAACTGTGTCCCGCCAACAGCCATTGTTAACTCCTATTTGATATACTTCGGTTTCCCGTTAAGTATATCCATATCAGTGGTTCTGGTCTTGTCAACCCTGCTAAAATCAATCTTGTCTTCACCTTTATTGCCACCCAGACCAGCAGGAACAAGTCGGCGTGACTCAGACTTTGGAGAGTCTTTCACTTTGATACCAGCTTCACGTAAAACTTTATTGCGAACTGCTGGAAGTGCCTGTCTAGCCCTTTGTAAATAGGCTTTAACAATTCGGCTCTTCCAATCTGGAGAATACTTGGAGGATTTAGCCTGGTCAAATAAGGATTGAATACCGCCAAGGTATCTCTTATCTGAACCAAGAACTTCATCAACTCCAGCAAAAATGTCTCGAATGACATTCCGCTTCTGATAGTCGTCTAACTTAATACCATCAAGCTCTTTGGTAATAGACAACTTCATTGAGTGGTTTACTACTTCAGTAATACCACCACGGAAATCAGTGAGTTTTGTATTTTCAAATTCCTGTCTTTCTTTCTCTAAGGTTTCCATCTCCTTAGTCTTGCCGACTTTCTTTCTCTCTTCTAATGGAGCCTTAATGTCCTGAGTATCGAACCAGTAGTTATGCGCGTGTATTGCTACTGCTGCCAGATTTTTATTGCCACTCTTTAAAGCATCAGAATACATGGACATTAACGCACGCTTCATTGGCTTGAGCATTACTTCGCCATAAAGCTGTGGGTTAATCTTACCAATAGATTCTAATATAGTATGAGAAAAATCCTCAAAAGCTGCTTCATTGGTATTCTTAATAGCCTTGAGGAATACTCCTGTCCTATCTACATCTCCTGATGCAATATCATTATACATAGATGCAAGATAACCAGCATTTCTGGCAGCAGTCCTAGCATCTTCTGGAGTAGGAAAGATTGCTCCAAACTCCTTATCCCGCTCTAAAGCCTCTCTTAATCCAGGGACTTTCTTAAAGAGGTCAGGTGCAGCTTTCTTAACAGCTTTAGTTAAGTCAGCTAAATCTAATGATTGTTCTTCATCAGATTCATCTTCTTCTTCTTCTTCCTCTTCTTCATCTTCTTCTACGTCGGAATCCCCAGACCCATCAGGTTCTTCATCGCCGGAATCTTCGCCTTCTTCTTCATCTTCATCGGAAACTTCTTCTTCCCCTTCTTCTTCATCGTCTCCTTTTCCACCGGGAACTTGTTCATTGGCATCGTCATCTCCTTGGTCTAGAATATCTCTATCGCTTACTTCAGATACAGGTTCAACGTCACCAATACCTGCACCTTCGTTGGGAGAAAAGAAAACTTTGAATGTCTTATACATTATCCACCTACTCTAGTTGAAGCTGAATCTGGTTCCATACCTGGAGGTGTTTCATTGGGAACATCTGTTCTAAGCTGCTGCATCATTTGATGAGCTTTCCAATGAAGCACAACATTTTGATAACCTGGAGGATTTTCTTGCTTCGCTTTCTGACCCTTTGAAGAGTTTAGCCAAACCTTGCACACTTCCATTTCAACCATATGGTCATCAAACTCTTCAGGAACAATAGATGGTTCCATACCAAGTGGAGAGTTTTGACTTGGTGCTGGCTGTTGTTCAAGCATTTGGCTAATTTCACGATACTGTTTAGTCCTGTCATTAAGACCAGGAATATACAGTTCAGGAATACCAAGAGCTTTCTTAACCAACTCATTATTCTGTGGATGAGAAAGCATTGCCATAACCATTGGGTCTTTAGCCTGCATCAGATTCATAAAGGTATCTTTAATCTGCATTGGCCCAATGGGTAGCAATTCTGAGAACTCTGGTTCACAAGTTCCTAATTCTCCACGTTGTAATGCCATGCGGTCAATAGTAGTAGATTGATAACCAGCAGAAGTTTTCTCTACTAGCTTCTCATCATACTCTAATACGTCAGCATACTCTCTTGTAGCTTTATTAATGATATCTGCCCACAAGAAAGAGGCAATAGCGGAGACAGTTCCTAATCTTTGTAAGGCTTGGTTCTGAGATTTGGTATATTCTGTGGCAGTAGATGAGCCAGGAACAGAACCACCATAAACTGTTGGGAAATCTCCAGTAACAAACTCAGCTAAATTCTTATACTTCTGATTTAACGCCATTACTTCAGGAGTAAGCTGAGCCGCTCGTGTTTCAAAGAAGTTAGAACCGATATCTTTACCAGGTTCTTTAAATGCTTGGGTAACATTACCCGGTTTGGCTTGAGCATTACCATATCTAGTAAAATCAATGGCATCTGACGCAATAAATAGCTCAGATATACCATGTTCCATCGTTTGTAGCTCTAATTCATCAATCTCTGCATTGATATCCTGAATCATTGCGAGATTTGTGCCTAAAGGTTCAGCATGAATTGAAGAACTACGTGGGTCTAAGCCCATTGTCCAATGGTCGTCTAAATCTTCTCCATTAATTTCAACAGGCTGGTCATTTACATAGATAACGTAGCATCCCATCGGATACTTACGCTTGATTTCATCAACAGTTTCCCTATTGCTCTGGTCTTTTGGTCCACAAACCAGTTCAAACTGCCACGGTCTATACCAAACACACTTAACTACAGCAGTATTTTGTGGTTGGTTGTTTAAATAGACCGAAGGAAAGCGAATAGCTTGGTCAGTAGAGGTATCTGCTGTAGAAGATTCGATGTTTTCGATTAAAGGTTCTTCACCTTCTGGACCAGGAGCACATAAAATAGAGCGAAGTGAAGCAATAGACTGGTCAAACTTCAAGATTAAGTAACCACAATGCTCCTGAGTCCTAGCAGCATATGGCACTTTAACATTAAGCACCCCAAACGGGTCAATAATAACGTGGGTTTTCTCTTTGTTAACCTGAATAGGAACAGGAACTTTAATAGTCTGTGGAGTTACTTCTGTTGTAATTTGCTGTCCACACGATTGGCAGGGAAGACTAACACCTTCTTGTCCACTTTCTCCGTAGTCAAATCCACAGACGGGGCAAGCGTGATTGTAGCTGGTTTGTTCTTCCAGAGAAGTTTCTTCAACTTGATAAAATCCAAACTTTCTGTCCTTCTTTGCATATGAATAAACGAATGGTGTGCCTTGATTAAATAGAATTGTTAGAATTTTGATAAAGAGGAGTTTTGCCTTGTTATGCTTTTGTACCACTTTAGCAAGCGCAGAGAAGTTCTCAGCCTTATCAATGTCATCAGCATTATCAGCATCAGCGGGATAGAAAAGAATAGTCGGAACACCAACGGATAAGGCGGCAATAATAGACTCACCATGAGGGCGATAAATGTTAATAATGCGGGGAGGAATACCTTCAGCTTCCTTGTCGTCCCAATTTGGTATTGACCAGTCATTTTGTAGATTATCCCAAAAGAGAGTTACAATATTATTGAAATAGAGTTCTAATCTCTTAGCCTTACGAACCCAAGCATAATGGACAGATTCATCTTCTCTCTCACACATTGACAAGAGAGAAGAGAGAACTGTTTTATAATCGTCTGGAACGTGAGTCGGTTGCTTCGGCTTCTCTTGTTCTTCAGAAGCCAAAACTTCCGTATCTGTTTGTTCCACTGGTGGCTGTTCAATCATTGACAATTACTTTCTCGTATTGTTTCTCTTCTACTTCCACCACTTCATGCTTCTTCCTATTAGCTAGGGCTTGTTCTCTTATCCTTGTATGAACTGACTTATATCCTCTGGTGCTCTCAAATGGAACTTCCATTCTTACTCGCTCTCCTTTTACTTCTCGCTGGAGAGCTTTTAATTCTGCTATCTCATCTTGAAGATATACTATGAAAGCATCCTTAGTGCGAATAAGCTCGGCGAAAACCTCTTCTTCTAAACGTAGTGCCAACTCTCTGTTCGCCCTTTTTCGCTTCCAAGAATTCCATCTTTCTGTAAAACTTTGTTTGGTCGCCACCAACCAATTCTTGAATCGCATCATGAGATTTCTGAGCATGCTCTAATTCTTTCGCGTTAGCAATCTGGTAATCTTTAATACCACCTAATAGTATTCGTAAGCAATCATAAGGGTCATCACCGTCAAACTCTTTAACATCTTCTTTCTTCTTACCTTCATCCGGTGTATCTTCATATACACAGGCTGGTATCGTTTCTATTAATAAGGGGCAAGTGTTGAAGATTTGCAGTTTAGGTATATCTTTTTCTTCTTGTTCAGCCTCAAACATCTTGACGTAATCGACGTAGGCTTTCTGTCCATATAGTCTGAAAATCTTATCAGCATATTCTTTATCAAACTCCCCACCGTAAATTCTATCTGGGTTTTCCTTTGGCTTCCACCTTAAGAATTCATGGATAGCAACCTTACCGTTTATTCTATTCTTCTCACCTAAAGTT